GGGATGGCCGAGATTGGAACCCTGCGCCCAGGTCAACCCGGCCCTATGGGAGGGATGGTGTCGATCCCAAGGCCGAGACACCACGCCGTCCGATCACTGGACTGAATTCGACGTGGTGGAACACATTGTCAAAAAGCAGGCTAGGAAGCTCCAGGACACCCCTGCGCTACCCTAGTAGCTGACGCCCTTGAAAAAGCCGCCAGTGGCCTCACCAAGCCCCTTTAAGCTGCATCCGCTTGCGCATGTAATCCTCGTTCGACAAAAGACTATCGGGGACGTTTCGCAAATCGCGTTGCTTGGGCTTGGTGGGGAAGGCCGTCACGTTTCCCTGTTCGCGCACCCGGCGAACCCAATTGCGCCAAGTCGCATCCCAATCGGCTTTCACACCCTTCTGACCGGGGGCCGATCTCGCCCAATCGCGAAACTTCTCCAGCTCAATCTTCTCTTCCTCGAATTCCTTAGGAAACCAATCCTCGGAAAGACGAGCGGCGCGCTGTGCGCGCTTCACGGGTGAGGGGGTTAAGGAGGGGGGGGTATATAGGGGATTATATATACCGGGGGGGGAACCATCAGGGGGAGAGGGTATGTCCACCAATGTCTTCGTGGACAGTGTGGACAATCTCTGTTTTTGTTTCACTTCCCGCCATTTGGCCCGTCTTTCGGCCCTGCGCTCGTCTTCTTTCGCCGCATACCCGTCGCAAACCAGTTTGATTTGCTCAGTGCCGCATCCAGCCTCAATCATAAGTTTAATTGTTTGCGCGAGTTCTGAACTTTTCATTGCATACCCCTATTAGTAGGGTTGCACGTCCAGAAAGGTCCCTGTATATAGAAGGGGTTCCTCCCAGAACGCGCATCACCCCCGTGAGCGACTTTGAAGCCTCGCCGATCCCCATCTGGCGGGGCTTCTTTTTTACTTTACCCTTCCTGACGGATACGGCAAGCCGTTAATGGCTGAATACCGTTTCAGAGCATGAAGGACCGTGGTGTGATCCACGTTCGTGCGCCGTCCAATGTCAGCAATGCTCAGGTGAGGGCATTCGTGCGCCGCTCGCCACAAAAGCAGACGCCTGGCCTCCATGACGTACTTCATGCGCCGGTGGCCTAATATCTCTTTTGACGACACGCCTGTTTCCCGTGAAACATCTCGCAAGACATCGCCAAACTTGCGGCACAACGGCGGCGGGCCTTTCGGGACAGGTATTGCGTCGGGGTCGTTCTCGACAACCACGAAATCCCGCTTGGTGAACAGCAATGTCCGCACGAACGGCTTTTCGTTCACATACAAGACAAAATCAGGAACTTGTTCAGGTTCTGGCTTCACAACCGGCTCAGGCTCAGGTTCAGGACGTGGAGGGATCGCCATAATCCGCTTTGGCGGCTCCCCCCTTAATCTTTTTCTTACCTGTGCATAATGTGTGGATAACTCGCGCTCGTAATCACTCAACATGTTGATCTTCCTCGGAGTTTTCTTCTGGATGCGGCAGGTTGACGCATGTGTCTAACCCCTTCGCAAGTAGATACTTTACCGCGTCCGTCTCAGTCTTGAAACGCTCTTTGAAGCGAAAATCTTCGATGTCTCTGACCATTTCATCGGTGAGTATGTATGTGCGTCTTTTCATGGTTATCCCCCTATGCAGTCTTCTGGACCCAGAACTGCGAACCAACACAAATCGGTTTCACCTTCTTGGCGAAGAGATTAACGAAGCAGTCGATGGCGACTTTGGGCCGCTCGATAAGATCGTGTGGATTTCCCCACAAATAGTCATCGAAAGCGATCATCCCGCCGACGCGGCAAAGATGGTAAGCCATGATGGCGTCGCTGAGAACGTCCGGTCCTGAATGCGACCCGTCGATGTAAATGAAGTCGTATTGCACCCTCTGGTGCATCTGGGTCGCCATCGCAACGTGAGAAGGCTGCATGATCACGCCGGTATGCACCTTGCCTCTCTTCTCTGCGGCCTTCGCGACGTTTTTGGTGTAGCGATCCATCACGCCGCGCATAGTGTCTGGCAAATGCTCAAAACCGCCCTCAAACGTATCGACGCTAACGATAAAACCGCCGTCTTCCAGCGCATTCTCGATCAGCCAGACCGTTGAGCGTCCCTCGAAGCAGCCGATTTCCAGAAACTTCTTTCTGGGCGTCAATTCCTTGAAGTTGGCCTCCCAGGTGGGCTCATTCCAAGAAAACCAGTCCTGCGTGAATTCATATTCCATTGTCGTCCCCTTCTGTTTGACAATAATTTGTTAAACCACAACGCAAACCTATTGACAACATATTATTTTGGTATCTATTAGGGCTTGTCGCATCCGACAACAGGGGACAATCATGGACGGCTTTACAAAAGAGGAAAGGGCTTTAGCCTGGTGGGCTACTGATAGCCGCAGAGCGGTTTCTGGGCAGCTCTACGATGTTTTGCGTGAGAAGCGTGGCGAAATTGAGCGACCTGATTTATCAAACATTGAAGCGGTTCGCATGGGGCTCATTATGCAGCCTGCTATCGCCGACATCTTCACCGAGATGACCGGCCTGACCACAAGCCCGCTTGATGGCTACGGCATTTGCCCGACGCAGCCTTGGCTCCGCGCTCACTTCGACTTCGTGGTTGAAGACGGTGGCCTTCTTGAGGTGAAAAACTTCAATGCGGCGGTCGCCAACAAGTATTCTGAGATGGACGAGGAAATCCGCATCCCAGAAGCCGACTACACCCAGTGCTTGCACGAAGCCGTCGTCCGCGATGTTGATCACGTTTATTTCGCGGTTCTCTTTGGCGGTCAGCAGTTCCGCTATTGGAAGCTGGAGTTCACACGCGCAGAAAAGGAAGCGTTCATACAGCGCGCAGCGCAGTGGTGGGGCTATGTTAATTCCGGCCTGCTACCAGAGCCCACAAACACCGAGGAAGCCGCCATACGCTATCCCAGGTCGATGGAGGGGTATGTCACCGCGAATGCTCAGATGGAGCGCCTTGCGGACGAGCTAAAACTGTTCAAGATGCAAGCGAAGCAGCTCGAAGAGGCTATCGAAGCGCGCCAGTTTGCCATTCAGTCGTTCATGGGTGAGAGCGCTACGCTGATGAACATGGCTGGCGAGACGCTGGTTACATGGAAGTCGGCGAAGGGATCAAAGCGTTTTGACGCGAAGGCGTTCAAAGAGAACCATTCCGGTCTTTACGCCGAGTATGAAAAAGAAACAGCCGGTTCGCGCCGGTTTCTCGTGAAGTGAGGGGGCTCCTATGTACTTTGAATTAGAGTTCGTGGAGGCTCTAGATTGTTCGGATTGGGAGTTTAGCCGAGATGAAAAAATAAACGAAGTTATGCGCGAATATGTGACGGAGGCTTTGAGGAATAGCTATAATGATGACAATCCTTGGGCTTCCTGGGCTTATTCTACCAGTGAAAATCGGAAAAAAAGAACTCCAACGACAATCTGCATTTTGTGGGGAATGGGATTTGAAGAAGCGAGTTCAGATTTGGATATATCTGATTTGGTCGATGAGGAAATCGAGGAATACGAAGGAGGCGAAGAAAATACAAAACGTTTGACAGCATTGTCGTCTGGCTTGCGTTCTCTTGCCGACAAGATTGATGCAGCTATCAAGGAGAAAGCAAAATGAGCAACGCGATAGTCCCGTGGACAGATCAAGAAAGGATGGCGAATGCCATTGCCAAATCTAACCTCTTTGGCCTTAAGAGTGCTGATCAGGTGTTGGCCCTCATGGCCGTTGCGCAGGCAGAAGGACGCCACCCAGGGTCCGTTGCGCGTGACTACCATATCATTCAAGGAAGACCAGCCCTTCGTGCGGACGCAATGCTCGCCCGCTTCCAACAAGCCGGAGGAACGGTCAACTGGCTGAAATATGCGGATGACGAGGTGAAAGCCGAGTTTTCCCATCCCCAAGGCGGTTCTCTCACGTTGTCTTGGACATTAAAGCAGGCCCGCGAAATCGGTCTTGCTGGAAAAGACAACTGGAAGAACTACCCGCGTGCCATGTTGCGTGCCCGTGTGATCTCCGAGGGAATTCGTACTGTGTACCCTGGAGTTCTCACGGGAGAGTACACCCCCGAAGAGGTGATGGATTTCAGTCCCGCGCAGACCATGCCGAAGATCGAAGTTATCGAACATGAAGAGCCGAAAGACGGCCTTGCGTTGTATGTTCCTGACGCAGACGGCAGCATCAAGGTTTACAAGATGTGTGCTGGCGAAGATGACTGGAAAGACACGTTTCTCGATCTCTTTGCAAAGGTCGGAAACGCAAAAAAGCTTTCTACAGAGGAAAAGGCTGAAAAGCTTGAAAATTTGAAGAAGGTGAACGACGAGCTATATCAGAAGCTCTTTATGACTGATGAAGCCGAGGTGAAAGATGTCGAACTATAAGCAGAAAGACGGAACTGGCGTTTTGTTTTGCAACGATGACAAAAAACACGAAAAAGCGCCTGATTATAAGGGCAAGCTAATCGCTGACCGCGATTATACGAGAGGTTCAGAAATTAAGATTTCTGGCTGGAAAAAGAAGACTCCGAAAAACCATCTTATCTCGCTCGCTGTTGATAATTATTCAGCGAACACAGATAAGCAGTGGCCGAAAGCGGTGAATGAAGACGAGGAAGTGCCGTTTTGAGCACTATCGTTTTCGTCATTCCAGGAATTGCACGGGGGAAGCAACGCCCCCGCGCAACACGCACTGGACGCGTTTACACGCCCGCGCAGACGGTCAACCAAGAGGCGTATATTAAGATGCTGGCGGCGACCGCCATGCGTGGCCTTGCACCACTTGTAGGCCCATTGGAAGTTACTTTCAGCATAAGCGTGGCAATACCAAAATCTTTTACCCGACAACAACGAAAACAAATCGAAGAAAGGTCGCTCTATCCGACATCGAAGCCTGACATCGACAACGTGGTGAAGTTGCTGTGCGATGCGATGAATGGCGTGGTGTATGGTGACGACAAGCAGATTGTCGATTTGTATGTGAGCAAGGCGTATGCGGAAGCGGGGTCAACAACAGTGATGGTATCAATGAAGGGGGCGAATGATGGACACGATAGAACAGTTGATGATCGAACTGGGCTCAGAGAAGGCGAAATCTAAGAGCTGGGGCGTTCATTACGATGAGTTGCACGGAAAGTATGAAAAGTTGTGCGACGCGCTTTACAAGATCGTTGGCCTTGATGAGTACGAGCGTGAGACATGTGTGTGGATTGCGAAGGACGCACTGAAAGATGTCGGTGAGTGGCCGAAATGAGTGAGTTCGAAGTAGCTGCGTTTTGGTTTGTCGTCGGCATGGCGCTGATGACTATAATATGGGGACTAATGAAATGAACCACACAGACGTATTAGCCGAAGCAGTTCGTATTCTGCGTGAAAGAGACACCAAGTACGGCGATGTTCAAGAGATGTTCGAACGCACCGCAAAGTTGGTGTCGATTATTTTGGGCAAAGAAGTGACTCCTTACGAAATAACCGTAGTCTTGAAATGCTTGAAAGACGCCCGCAAAAAGAACGATCCGCTCAATCTAGAACATTACGCGGACAGCATTAACTACGAAGCGTTTTCTTACCAGCTCGTCACCGCCGACGCTGACAGAGAGGCCGAAGACGCCGTTACATCTGCGCTGGCAAAGAAGTTTGCGCCTGAAATGCCCAACACCGGAGAGTACAATGTCTGAACAGATCAAGGTATTTATCGCCACTCCCATGTACGGCGGCATGTGCACGGGGTTCTACGCGCAGAGCCTGCTTTTGATGCAGAACGTATTTTCGCAGAACAACATCCACTCGGCTATCTCGTTTGTGTTCAACGAGAGCCTGATCCAGCGCGCTCGCAACAGCCTGGCTCACGCTTTCTTGAAGACCGACTGCACCCATCTTCTTTTCATCGACTCTGATCTA